GACGGAGAGACGCTAGCGCGCAGTGGCACGGGAGGGGGGGCCCCCCCCCCCTCCACATGTCAACGTGGATGCTCACCTACCGACAGGAGGGGCGGGATCGACAGTGCCGCTTTGGCCCACCGTCAACCACGCCCCTCCTGTTTCCTCACGCTACGGCCGCAACCGATAGTCCGGCGCACCGCGACGGGCGCGCGTTCACCCAACGTTGTGAACGACGGTCGCGCGCTTATTGGAGCTTACCGTTCGCGCCAAGGTTCCACCACTTGCCGCCGTCAAACACGGTGCCCGTGCGCATCATGCCGTTACCGTAGAACAGGTACCAGGAGCCGTCAATCAGTGCCCAGCCGCCGCCCTGCATGACGCCACTTGGCTTCAAGTAGTACCAGCCGGTCCCATCGTTCACCCACCCGGTTTTCATGGCCGTGGTCGCCGGGTCCATGTAGTACCAGGAGCCGCCGATAGCGTTCCACCCGGTGACAGCGCGGCCGTTGCCGTCCATGTAGTGCCAGTTGCCCCACAGGCTATGCCAGCCAGCGCCGATCATCGCGCCGCTGCCGGGTGTCATCCAGTACCAGCCTGAACCGTCGTTCACCCACGCTTCACGCATTTTCGCGGACGAGGGGTCCATGTAGTACCACTTGCCGCCCACGTACAGCCATCCCGTGTAGGCGCGGCCAGACGCGGACAGGTAGTACCAGGAGCCGTCGATCTTCGTCCACCCGCCGCTCAGCATCTTACCATCAGAGCCGACACGGTACCAGGAGCCGCCGTCGTTCACCCACGCGTTAGTCGCCATGAACGAATCAGCGCCCATCCAATACCAGGAGCCTCCACTGTTCACCCAGCCGTTTTGCACCGCTGTCGCACTGTTGTTGAAATAATGCCAGCCGCCGTAGTGGCCTTCCCACCAGCCGGTGCGCGCCCACGGACCACCGTTGTAGAACCACCACGTGCGCTTGCTTGTCTTGTCGAACACGTGACCCACGCCCACGAGATAGTTTGGCCTCGTGATGCCCTGCGGCGTGAACGTGCCAACCAGCGCGTCATACCCGGCTTTCTTCATGCTGTACGCCTCGAACCACTCGTACTCGCCGCGCGTCACGCCAGCAATCGCCCCATCATGAGACTGGAACTCATAGCCCGTCTGCATGACCAGCTTCGGGGACAGCCTTTCCACGAACCCGTTGTTGCTAGACGACGGGAGGCCGTGGTGCGGCGATTTCAACCAATCAACCTTACCGACGATGGGCGCAACGTAGTCCTCTTGCCCGTTCGTTGTCTCCAAGTCGGCGGACAGGTAGGCGCTCCTGCCGTGCGCGGTCACTTTCGCCGTGTACGCGATCAGGTTAGCGTCGTACACGCCTGTTCGCTTGTAGTTCTCGTTCGGGTCCGTAGGGATGATCTGGATGCGCATGTCACCCATCTGGATAGTGTCATTGTATCCAGGGGTGACGTGCTGGTCGAGAGTGCCACCGTATGCTGCCCACGCCCAGTTCGCGGCCCGAATCATGTCGTCGTAGACTTTCTGGTTATCCCACAGGCGCGACTTGTCCGTAATATAACTGTCGGAATATTGGGGCGTGTAAATGCGCTTCGGACGGTACTTGTAAATGATCGTGTCCGCGTTACCGATATGGTCAGAGTGCGAGTGCGTACCAATGTAAAAGTCCAGATTGGAACTATTCACACCGAGCTTCTGCAAATACGCGTCCACGTTGCTCGTGTACCCCCACGTGGCGATACCGTCACGCCACGGGTAACGCGCGTCCGACCCGTCCGCGTAATCGTCGTCCTCAGCACTGTCAACGATACCGAAATGGCCGTTAGACTCCAACACGATAGCGTCAGTGTCAGGCAACGCCATGATATGAACTTTGTCGTTACCGACCGTCCCGTCAGCCTGCCCGAACGTCACATACGCGCCACCGTTTTGCCCCGTGGACGTGTTACCCGCCGTTTCAGCGTGGGCCGCACCCACCGTGAGTGGTGCCGCGAGCGCGAACGTGAGCGCCGCTACAGCGGAAACGCTCGCACCACCCACCGTTTTCTTCAACATGTTAACTATTGCCATACGTTAACCAACACCTTCCTACAACCCGCACCGCCAACCAAACAAGCAAACAGTGAGCGCGACGGCGCGAACAAACACTCACCCTCTCCTCTTTCCGAGCGCACCACGTAGAGCACCCAGTCAACACCACAATAACACAGTCAACGCGCGACGAAACCCACGAAATAGCAACGAAAAGCCGGGACGCCACACAAAAGCGTCACGCCCCCGGCCATCACACGCTAAAACGACCGCGCCTCGCCCTTCGCCGCACGCCACGCCAGATTGAACATCGTCAACTGAGGCAACGCCTCCGGCGAATGGTTAATCTTACACTTCTTCTTCCACTCAACGCGGCCATCCGGGTACACCCATACGAGACCGGAACGCTGGTCAGCGCCCACAGGCGGACGGTCAATAAGGCCAGCGGGAACCGCGTACACGTAACGGTGGACGGCCATCATCCACGGTCTGATTTTTGCCCACGACTCACGCTGAACGTCCGCCACGTCCACCTTCACCTCAATGGCGGTGCGCATACCGTCAGGCGAGAACATGAGCGCGTCAATGCGTCGTTTCAGTGGCCCATGCCTCTCGCCCTTCTCTAGCTCACGGTACAGTTCACGCGTGTCCGTAATCGTCAACTCGCGCACCAGCGCCGACTCTTTCCACGCCTTCTCTAGCGCGTCCAGTACATCGCCCGCGCTCATTTGCGTAACGCTGCTCATGACAGCTCCGACGGGTGGTATTCCGACCATCTCCTGTCCAGCTCAGCCTGCGCGGCGCTACCCACGCTCCGGGCGAGACCAGCCACAATCTCCTCGTCATATCCGACAGTGAATCGTAGACACACATATCGTGCGCCCCCACCGTCAGGTGAGGCAGCACCGGGGTCAACCACCGCTCCGCACGCGACAAGCGCCGCAACCTGCTGCTCCATCCACAAGATACCCACGCTTGCTTTTGGGGTATCCCACCGCGTAGACAGGACGGGCGCAGCCTGGATATGATTCAGCGGATAGAAAGCGCCCAGCACAACCGGCTCGGATGACACGCCCGCCATTTCCAGCGCACGCAGCACAACAAGCGACGGGACACTCCACTGTGAGAGTGGGACCGTGCGGCTTGACGGGGCGACGAGACGCATAGCCGACTTCAACACGGCGCTTTCACGCTCGTTATCGTTCATTGTATGTTTCCTTACCGTTCACTTCTCGGTATTGTCGTACAGTCGCACAAGGCTCACGCCCGGATATTCGGTAGGCACGTACTCACCCACGCTGAGACGCACAACGTCATTATCAGCCACGTGAACGTGCAACACTTGGTCTCCCCACGTTTCCCACACAATCGCCTCGCCAGGCTTCGCCGACACTCCATTCAGCGATACACCCTCCTGCGTGACATGCACGTCGCCGGTCGCGCCTTCCACGGCGAGCGCCACCCTCACGCGCCGGGCGTTACTCTCCCACTGGTCGCGTTCGCCGACAACAAGCGCGGACACCTCGTTCTCGTCTGCGGTGCCCGCCATTTCAATCGAGCGCGCGATGTCGTTCAATTCTTCTTCGTCAACGATGCTCGCAATCACGCTTCCGTCGCTTTCCACGTGTACGACTGCCATGTCATATCTATCTGCCTCTATGAACCCACAAAACTCTCCCCCAGCGAACAGGGCAAACACGTTCAGCGGCTCCTGCCCCGTAGAGTCTGGAATGAGCGTCGCAACAGCTAGGACACCGACCGTCGCGAGCGACCTCGCCGTCTTTTTTATGCCCGCACTTTCCACCGAGTAAACGCCGGGAGCGAACACATGACGCTCCGCGCGTTCGCCGTCCTCCTGGCGCGAAAATATGTCCAGAACTTGCTCGGGGGTCCACGTCTGCACATTCCACGCTTCGCGGGCGTACTCCCAATAGGGTGCGTTAACGTCCCTGCGTTCCGTCCATGTGACTGCGCCGCCCGGAGGGACGCGCACGCCGTTAACAGTCACAGAGAGGTCGCCATGCTCAACGATGTCAGCGCCGGGAATCATTTTTGCGAGACTGTAAGAGTACCAGGTACACCTGTGGCTGACGATGTAGGCTTGATCACGGACCCCGGCCTCCTCGCGCGTCCGTTCCCCGAACCACCCGTAGCACGCGTTTGCGATCAGACTATCCCACTCGTCGCCCACCGTTTCGTGCGCCGTCGTGTTTTCTTCCGCCTTCATGAGCGATCCTCTCCGTGTCGCCTGTCTAGCTCGGCCTGTGCGACGCTGCCCTTCTTGTGGGCCATCTCACGCACCAGGTCATTGTCGGGGAAGCGTAGACACATGTGCATAGGCACTTGAACGGTGGCGTCGTGAGTAGCGCCCGCCTCTAGGACGCCACCAGCGAAAGCCATGAGGTTCCCAACTTCGCGCGCAACGCCTGGGTTGGTACTAATCGAGCGTCGTAGGTTCATCTCGTCGTCAACACCCCAGTAGTTTACAAACAAGATGGGCGCAACCTGGTAGCAAGAAAGCGGGCCGATGGCGTAGGAGCCGCCAGCCATGCTGCCACACGCCATTTCCATTGCGCGTAACACGATGAGTGACGGCTCCGTCCACTCGGAAATGGGAACCAGCCTCGAATCGTCCGAAACGCTAAAAAGAACATTGTCTCTCACGCCCGACAGGCTTTCGTGAATTACCCGCTCGTTATCGTTAATGTTATCGTCCATAACAGCATCATACCACCGTAAGAGCGCGCACGCAACGGCGATACGACACAGGAAAGCCCCCACCCCTCGTTAAGCGGGGTGGGGCAATCTGTTCACGTCACCGTGTTTCCCAACGGGGGCCTCACTCGAACTTAGCGAGGTACTTGTTCGAGACGACCTTAAAGTTTTCTCGCGAGGACATCCAGCGCGGGAGCGGCGTCGTGTTATCGTCCTCATCGCGCACCAGGTGGTACACGATACCCTCATTCAGCCCAGAGCCGATGTGACCCTGTAGACCGTTCACCGCTTCAATGAGATCTTCCGGGGACTCGAAACGAGACGGCTGCCATTCATCACCAAGAACAGGCACACCCATCGCTTCGAGGAAAGCCGGCCACTCGCTACGCTGTAGCTTCATGCCGTCACGCCACACAGAGAATACGAGAACACGACGACCCTTGACACCCAGGCGGTTCTTCTGGATGCCCTCGCCGACCAGTTCTCCCTGAACAGTAAAACCGGGATTGGCTTCCAGCCACGCCCACAGGCCATTCTGCTTGGCCGCGACCGCGCGCTCGTTATCTTCCCCAACCTCTAGGTTGCGGCTAAAAACGCGCATTTCACCCGCATCGTTGGCGACCGTCATGGACGTACCATCAACCTTGAGCGTGGGCATCCACGTGAGCGACTGAATCTCGCCCCAGTAGCGGGTGAGGTTCTGTAGACGCTCCGCGTCCGTCTTGGGCGCGAGCGAGTCATCCCACTTGCCGCGCGCCCCGTTGCCGCCATTCGTGTCGGGCTGCGCCTTGGGCGCGGGCACGTACTTGACGACACCCAGCGCGTCGGACACGTCAACGCCGTCCGCGAGGTTCAAGCCGTTGATCTCGTCAGCGGTAAACACGTCGCCGATGGGGAGCAAAAAGCCCTGAGAGTACACGCCACGGATGCGCTTCGTGCGCAGACGGTGGCCGCGCACACGGAACACGGTCTCAGTGTCCTCATCCATGAGAACGAAGTCCTGCACCTTGATGTCCATGAGCGGCTGGAAAGCGGGACGCTCCACGGCAGTCTTTTCAGGCACAACCGCGTCCACCTCCAGGTAGACGAACAGCGCGTCCTCGTTGCCGGTCTGCGCCGCCTTTGGGGTGATGACCGTCCACCCGCCGACGTGAGCGGCGACAATCCTATCCGCGCCCTCAATCGGCGCGAACCCATCGACCGTAGTGATTCGTGCGAGCTTACGCATAGCTTGCTCTCCCTTACTCTCTTGTTTTTCGTCTTTGTAACAGACAGTATGGTAGCATACGCGTAGGGTGTGGCGCAACCTGAAAACCGGCAGCACTTAACGCCGAACGCCTTGCAACCCCGCGCTGTCATAACTCGGGCGCGGAAGTCCGACGCGGTGAAAGGCGGCGGAAACCACGCTGCGCACGCGACACAGGCACGCACATAACGCGCCACGTGTAGCGCAGGCAGCGCACAGTGTGATATGATGCCGCCATGAATGACGAAAACACTATTACCGTGTCCGGCTACGGCAAGACGCTGTGCGTTCTCGCCGAGTACATGATGCGCAGCGCCACCGTCGGCTACTACGTGTATGGGCAGGGCGTACTGGACGCTGCGATCAGCGCGGCGAGCGCCGTACAAACCGTCGCCGTGCGCACAAACAGCAAGTATTGGCGGGATGAGACGCTGATGAGCGGACTCACGAACCTTATTCGCAATCAGGTGAAAACAGCTTTTGAGGCGGCCTTGCGCGCCGAACCAGAGTCCAGGCCGCAGGCGCGCGCAGCCCTCGCCCGTATCCTACGGAGTGTGGAAGAGCAGGCGCGCGCGGTGGACGAGTCGTTCGTCGAGTCGGCGCTACACGAGCTAGAGCAGATCGGCGACGAACTAGAGGACATCAAGCGGTTCTACGAGAACGCGTCCAAGGACGCGGAGAGGGTGGAGCGCACGAGTTTCCCGGCGCTCGCAGCCCTGAAAGAACACGCACGAAACAAAAACAAAGACGGCGACGCTGACGGCATCGTTAACAGCGACGGCCGCGACAGCGAGGAGTGACACGGCATCATGTTTTGGAACCGCAGCAAGAAAAATAAGAACACCGACAACAGCGCGGAAGAGCAGCGGCCACTCGTCGCGGCGCGCACCCTCATCGACATGGGAGATGCGGCTGGCGTGTGGATGAAAACACAGGGCGACGACACGAACAAGCCTGCCGTCCTTGTCGCCACGAGCGAGCGTAACGCCCTCGTAGAGTCGGCGACCACGTTCATGTACGACCTGAAAAACGCGGCCAACGAGGGCGAGGACGTGTCGGCGCTCGCTTGGTCACCCCGCAGCATCAGCCTCGTTGCTGAACGCGGGAACGGCGACATGCGCGTCGTCCACACGGCCAGCGTAGAGGACGGCACCATCCACAACTACACGGTCACGACAGGCGAGGACGGGCACGTTATGGTGGCGCTCACCGTCATTAACCTGACGGCAACGTTCCCCGTGGACGAGCGCCCCGAGCACGTGGGGGTAACAGAGTGGATGCGCATGTGTGCGCGTCGCCTCATCCGCACGGCAGCGGGAGAAAACCCCACCACCGTGTAACACGACAGCGAACGCATCGCACGCCACCGGCCAACTCCACTCCGAAAACAGCGCGTACCTGTAGCGCACCAACCGTGAGCGTGGTACAATGGCGACGCGAAGTAACAAAACACGCGATCACGGAAAGAAAGAGAAAACCAACCATGAGCACCGAAAAGACCACGACGGCGAAGTCTGCAAACAAGAAGGCGGCGACCACTCGTAAGCCAGCGGCGAAGAAGCCTGTCGCAAAGAAGGCGACCGCGAAGAAGCAGACGCGTAAGACGAGCACCGACATCGTAGAGGTAGAGGTCATCAACGAGGGCACGTACATGAGCGACGTTGCCCGCAAGCTCGCAGGCAACTACGACGTGGAAGAGCGCGAGCGCGAACTCGCGCCCATGATTCGCGCGAAGATCAGCGGCACCCTCGAAAGCCGCGACCAGACCAAGTACACGCAGATGGCCGCCGAAGTCTCCACTATCGGACAGGAACACGTACAAGCCGCCGTCAGCGGCAAGACCGACATTCTGAGCCGCACCGCCGATGGCGCAAAGATTAAGACGGACGGCGCGGAAGCAATGCGACGCGAACTCGCAGCACTGGCTGTCACAGTGAATGGCCTCGGTAAGCAGAGCGCCATCGCGCGCTGGCTGCCGTTCCTCGCGTCCCCTGAGAAGCGCCTCCGCGAGTTTCAGGCGCGCTTCCAAAGCGCAGAAGAGTCTTTGCAGGACACGTCCGACTCTGTTCACAACGCGGCGCTGACGATGACGCGTGACGCTGACCTGCTGGACACCGAGGCGGCGTACCAGCGTGACCGTATCCAGGATATTGCGGCGGACATTCACGCGGTGCGCATTATTCGCGATGACGCGGAAGCCCGCGTGGAAGAGCTGCGCGCAACCGGCGACGAGGGCGACGCTGTTCTCGCTGACGCGCTCCACTCTAGCGTCGTTGACGCCGCTGACCGCCGCGAGAACGAACTGCTGGGACAGGTCGGCACCGCGCTCTACGTGTGCCAGGAACTCGCTATCGCCTCGCAGTCTGCGCGCATGTTGGCTGGCCAGGCCGTCCAAACGCTCAACAACACTATCCCCGTGTTGAAAGCGCAGACGCTTGTTCGCACCGCCCTGGGTACTCAGGAGATGGTGGGCGACACCCTGGATGCCGTTAACGCGTCGGTCGCTAAGCTGACGGACGAGAACACTCAGCTTATCGGCAAGAACATCACTGGAATGGTTGCCCGCGAGAAGAGCACCATCGCTAGGGTGGAGGACATTAAGCGTAACCTTGACGCGCTCACCGGGTTTATTGTTGACGCTCGCGCGCAACTGTCTACTCTTGGTGAGGAGCGCCGCGCTAACAGCCGGGAGCTGACCGAGTATGTGGCTCCTCTGGTGGACAAGTTGGAAGCGCGCCGTGAGATTGACGGCGGCAGCGTGAACGTTCTGTAACAGTGGCGGCGCGCCCACAGTCCGCTTTTCTTGTGTGGCCTGTGGGCGCGCATCTGCCCGCGTGGCTTGCGTGCGGGCGAAAGCGGTAAGAGAGAAAATAGGGAGAGGGCGGCGAAGTTGGATACCGTGGTACTGTTTGGTGTTGGGCTGGTGGTCGCGTTCGCCGCATTGTCGTTTGTTTCACACTGGTTTGGGTGGCGCTTCGTGAGCATGATGTTCACTAGCACGACAGTGACGTGTGTGACGTCGACCATCGTGTATGCGACGGGGTTACCGAAAATGGTGACGACGATTGTGACGGCCATCGTATGCTCTATCCTCTTGAACCGACTCGTCGCTGGTCAAGCACCATCCAAGTCTCCCCGCGAACGGTGGCTCGAAAACCGCGCCGAACAGAAGGCGGAGCGAGAGCGCGCGGAGCGAGACGCGGAGGTCGCACGCGCTCACGAGGCAGCGACCGCCAGTGAAGCCACAGCCGGTGAGGCTGGGGACGCGTGGGAGCGTGAGCTTGACGCGGCCCTCCACAAGTAACAACGCTTTTGCGGGGATGACGGTTACCACCGCGAGAAACAACGAGAACAGGAGAAACGTCATGAAGAACATGTCAGGAAAGATTGTCGCGTGGCTGAACGACGCATTGCGTGATTACGTGTACGGTCCGCGCAGGTGGTTTAACCCACTGCGCATCGTATTTGTCGTAACGGTTGCGTTTGTGGCTTCCCTCGTGGGTAACGCGTTCGCGCATTACATGGTTCATGCCACCGTCGATAACGGCACGTTTATTGACGGCTACACGCACCGTTACTGGTTCGAGGTCGGCGCGTGCGCGTTCATTGTCGCAGCTATGCTCACGCGTCGCATGTTTCGAGCGCTGTGCGCAGCATACGTGCGACGCTTGGACATGGATGACGCTATCCGCGCGGGAGACGTGAAGCCGAATGCTAGTGATGCGGGCACAAAGAGTGTGCCATCTCGTTCACGAGGCTACGTCGGTATCGCGAACGGCGACTACGCGGGCGACGTCGATAGCCGCGAGAACACCATCAGTGAAAGCGAAGGCGGCGACGCGTGAAGGCGAGTAGGTATCACCTAATGTCCACGCTTGCGCGTAAGCGCGAGGCTCGGGCGGCGCAGGAGCTACTTGTCAGAGCCGCAGCGGGGCTTATACGACGGGCATCGCGTAGCCAAGGGCTTTACGTGCGGCGGTCGAACGCCAGCGCGAACGTTGACGGGCTGACACGCCATGTTGCACACATTGACGCGGCACTGGGACGCAATCGCTGACACACTAACAAAAGGGTGTGATGGCCGCGTGGCGGTCGTGTCGCGTGGCGTGGAGTGACGCGCGTGTGGTATCATAGACGGCAGACGTTTGAGGCAATAAGGGAAAAGAGGAAACAAATTGTTGGAGATGACACCGGGACTGGCAGTCGCATCGTTTTTCGCAGGCGTTGCTCTGCTACTCGCTATGCGCATCGTGTACGAGCTGGTGCAGCGTAAGTGGGGATACATGCGTGGCGTGCAGCGCCATCTCGCGAACGTTGTGCTGTTGCTTGCGTTCATCGTCCCGGCTATTCCCGGCATCACCTACGGGGCGGAGCACGCGGGCGCACAATTCATGGGAATAAGCGTGTTCGCGTGGAACTTCATCTCGATTGCCGTATCCCTTGTGTTGAACTTCGTGTGTACGGTCGCGTTCCGTGGCGAGGAGATCATGCGCGAGATCGAACAAGAACTAGACGACTGGGATGACGAGGAATGATCGGAATGTTGTGGCTCGCGCAAGCCGCGCAGTCCGATGGCGCTGCTGTGCAAGCATCCGGCGATGCGTTTCAGGGGGCGCTCGCGGACCTTACGTCCGCTTTCGAGGCGGTCGGGCTGTCTCTTATCTTGGTTGCCCTTGTGTGCGTTAATAGTCTGCTGGGGTTCCGCGTTTACGCGTCGTCACGCAATAGTTGCGGGTGTAGCAAGTGTCGTGGCCGCAGTATGCGCCAAGTGCTGCTCGGTGCCGCGTTGAATATGGTTACGTTCTTCTTGTCCACGTGGCGGCACATTGATACCATCGGACCACAAGGCCACCCGGTTAGCGACGCGGTCAGTTTCTTCCTAGTTTGTATCACCCTTTTGTCGTCGCTTGCTGCCCTAGCTTTCGGTGTGGCCGGTATTAACATCTTAATGGACGCGCCGCGCATCGGCGCTCAGTGCCCACTAGCACAGGGCGATGTGGGCGACTCGGCGACAAGCGCTGAGGATGGCGGTACGGCACGGTGGGAGAGTCAGGCGGCTAGATGCGGTAGCGCGTGGGAGGTTGAACTGTCATCCGCCCTCCTGAAAAGGTAGGTAAAGAATGACCGGGATACTATGGTTGCCGTATTCCACGCAGTCTGGCAGCGTTGCGGGAGAGAGCGCAAGTGAGATTTTCCATAACACCGCGCAGGCGCTTGCAGTCAGCGGATTGATTATTGTCGCCCTCCTCTGCATATTCGTCAACTGCATGTTATTTTACGCCCATTGCAACGATTGCAGGTGCAACACGTGCCGGGGACTTGACTTGTTTTGGTCGTTTCTTGGTTGGGCGCTTAATACCGTCGCGTCTGCCCACTTTTGTGACTCTGGTAAGTTCTCCGGGTCTTTCGTTGACATGTCGAGGACGGTGATCGGCGAGAACGGGCCAACGGATGCGCGCCTATTCACTTTGTTTATTCTCACCGTTTCGTTGTTTGCGATTGCGCTCGTGCATGGTGTTATGTTCATGTTTTTGGCGAGTGTACCCCGTGCCCCATTACGGACGGTGTAGAGAACGTCTTTACTTTCTTTCAATACTCTGCTATTATGGCCGTAGTTACTGAAACTAACATCAACGGGAGGGAGAAGCGGTATGCTGGGTACGCTTACTTACGCGGTGCGCGTCGAAGCGTCTCCTGACCAGTCTCGCGTGCTTTCTGACACGTGCGCCGCCTATCTTGACTGTTGCAACATGGTCAGCAAGACAGCGTGGGAACACAAGACTCTCAGCCAGAAAACGCTCCACCACCTTGTGTATCGCAGGCTACGCGACGAGTATCATGTGGGCGCGCAGATGGCTCAATCGTCCATCATCCGCGTCATCGGGAACTATCGGACCATCAAAGAGATGCACGGTAGCCCGTGGGCGACCAGTCAGCCGGAATACCATTCTCCCGGCTATGATCTCGTGTGGAACCGTGACTACAGTATCCTCAAAGATGGGCGGTTGAGTATCAACACCCTTGACGGTCGGATCAAGCTCCCTGTTGATTGGTCTCACGTGCCCGAGGAGTACCGTCACGGAAAGTTCGGGACAGCAAGGCTGTTGAACCGTGGCGGGAAGTGGCTCCTGCTCATCCCCAGTACCGTGGAGCTACCCGAACCGTCCCAGCCGCAGCAAGTGGTGGGCGTGGACATGGGGGTGCGTTTCCTCGCCACCACATACGACAGTGACGGTCGCACCATTTTCTACGACGGGAAGGAGGTGAAACGTAAACGCGAGCATTACAAGAAGCTACGCGCCTCCCTCCAAAAGAAGGGGACGCGCAGTGCAAGGCGCAGGCTCAGGAAAATCGGTCGGAGAGAAAACCGTTGGATGCGAGACGTGAACCATCAGGTCTCAAAGGCACTCGTCAACCGACAGTCCAAGCCCACGCTCTTTGCGCTGGAAAACCTCAGCGGTGTTCGTAACGCCACCGAAAAGGTGCGTAAGCGCGACAGGTATGTGCAGGTTAGTTGGGCGTTCTACCAGCTACGACAAATGATCGAATACAAGGCCGCACAGGCCGGGCACTCCGTTATCGCGGTTGACCCGCGCTACACGAGCCAAACCTGCCCAACATGCGGCATTGTGCGCAAAGCGAACAGGCGCAAGAAAACGCACGAATACCAGTGCTCGAACTGTGGCTACAGGTCTAACGACGACCGAGTGGCCGCGATGAACATTCAACGGCTCGGATACCAGAGCATCGTTGAAACCCAGTCAGACAAGCTCTGACGTGGGCGGGGTGCAGTCAACCACCCCATGATGTTCCGCCAGCCCAAAAATTGGGTAACAAAAGCGGGAGAGAGGCTGACGTTGGTCGGCTCTCGTTTACCGCCGGGCAGGGGCAAGCCGCGACAGCTTAGCGTCGCGGTAGTTGATGAACACACTGTTTTCTTCGACACGGCCAGCTGCTCAGTGCCCGTTCACGGCAAAGAAAACTGGCGACTCGGCGGCTGGCGACGCGGCCGACAGCATGGTACAGTGGGAGAATCGGACTGTTGGGTGCGGCGGCGTGTGGGAGCGTGAACTGGCTGGCGCGCTTGGAAGGAAGCAAAGGTAATGACGTTCACTATTTTGACCACCCTTGAAGTTGCGTCACTGGTGGTCCTCGCCGTGTCGCTGTACGGTAGCGTGAAAGCGGTGTACGAGCGGGACAAGTTGAGGAAGCAAACGCCGCTGACGCTACTCTCGCGTTATGGCGTTCTGTATCGTCGTGTTGCCGCCGTATGGGGGCGCTACGCGGTGGGGGCGCTGGTTCTCGCAAACGCTTGGTGGGTTCCGCTTTACATGGGTTTCGGCGGCGATGAAACATCGTCGTGGATGAGCGCCTACGTGGCGGTGAACTGGGTGTTCCGGTTGCTTCCGGTTGTAATGGCCGTTGTTGCCGTCTACTACTACGTGCGCAGCCGCAAATATGGCGACTATGGCGACGAGTCCACCTCTCTGTGGACAGAGCGCTCGGAAAGCGAAAGCAGCGAAGTCCACCAGATTAGCGCGGAGAGTGTCAACGAGAAGGCAAGCAAGCTGGGTGGCGCGTGGGAGGACGAGCTTGCGCACGCGCTCAACCGTCAAACGGGCGAGCACACCCACTGAAACCGGGGCAGCATCGCCCTTACGCCGAGGCGATGTTTTGCTTGCAATTGCAACAAAATATACACGGCCGCTTTAGAATTTGCGGTTATGGACGCGATATGATAGAGTGAAACACATGAAGGTTCGATACACGTACAGACTACGCCCAGGCAAGCAGGCAGAACAATCCCTGCTTGCCGAATGGGGCGCGTGTCGCTACGTGTGGAACCAGATGGTCGAAGAATCGAAGCGCAGATATGAGAAGGGCCAAACCTTTGGACCTAACGACGCTTCAAAGCACCTCACACATCTCAGGCATACAGTCAAGGACGAGAACGGTGTACTCTGGCTTTCGGCGCGTTCAAGCGTTCCGCAACAGCAGATTGTGCGAGATTTCAGCGCCGGTCGCAAGAAGGCTCTCCTTGACCGTAAAAACAAGAAACGCGTTAGCAGTGGGTTGCCAAACTATAAAAGCCGCCGAAATACTCATCCGTCATTAAACTACTGTGGTGGAGGATTCAAGCTAGTAGAAAAGGGTGGCGCTCTCAGGCTGAGGCTTACCAAGGGGACAGTAATCCCCGTGGTTTGGTCGAGGGAGCTTCCTGCGGCCCCGACGAGTGTTAGAGTCTATCGTAAGTCTAACGGAAAGTGGTTTGCGTCTTTCGTGGTTGAAATTACCCCGGCGTGCGACATGCCAATTACCGGGAGGTCGGTGGGTATTGACTGGGGAGTACGAGAGACCGCAACGACCGCAACCGTTAACACTCAGGGTGCAGTTGAGGCAAGCAAAGACCTTGACATGCGGTTCGGTGCCTACGAGCGCAAGCGCGATAAGCTGTTGGCTAAAACTCAGCGACGCATGTCTCGTAGGTATCGAAAGGGCAAGCGTCGCCGCGATCAGTCTCGCGGATACAGGAAAGCGCTACATCAATACCGCGAACTGAAAAGGCGTAGCGCCGCGCAACGTGAGGACGCGGCACACAAGTGGGCGGTCAAAGTGTGCAGGAACAGCGATGCTATTGCTAGTGAGGACTTCAAGCCGGGCTTCCTCTTCCATACCACTATGGCGAGGAAAGCTCAGGATGCGGCCATCGGGAAACTCATGGGAGTCCTTGAATGGCAGGCCGTTAAGCGCGGTAGAAAATTTGTGAAGGTTAACCCGGCGTACACTACGCAGGATTGCAGCAATTGCGGCGCGAGAGCCAAACGTCGCTTGAACTTGCAGGAACGTGTGTACAAGTGTGAACGCTGCGGACTCATGTTAGACCGGGACAGGAACTCGGCCATTAACATGCTTATCGGGGCTGGTTTCATCCCCGGACCAATGGGGGCGCTAAGTCGTAGTAACGCCGCTGTGCGTGACTGCGCAGCCCCCGAAAGATCAGAATCCCTCCGACTTTAGCCGTGGGAGGAATCAAACGAGAAGGAGAAGGTACCTTGGCAGGAGAGACAGTTATTACGGTGATCGGCAATCTGACCGCCGACCCCGAACTGCGTTGGACGGGTAACGGCGCGGCCGTTGCCGACTTTACGATTGCGTCTACGCCGCGCACATACGACCGTAACGCGGGTGAGTGGAAGGACGGCGAGTCGCTGTTCCTTCGCTGTTCCGTGTGGCGTAACGCGGCTGAGAATGTCGCTGAGTCGCTGCGTAAGGGTATGCGCGTCATCGCCCAGGGTCGCCTGGTTCAGCGCTCCTACGAGACAAAGGAAGGCGAGCGACGCACCGTCGTTGAGTTGCAGGTTGATGAGATTGGTCCGTCGCTGCGTATCGCTCGCGCTCAGGTGACGCGCGCCAACAACGGACAGCAGGGCGGCTACCAGTCGGGCGGTCAGCGTCCGGCGCAGGGCGCGGGCGAGCAGATGCGTCAGGCCGCATACAACGGTGGCGGCGCGCAGCAGGGCGGTTTCCAGCAGCAGGCTCCCGCCGGGCAGTATGGCGCTCCCGCAGCCTCGAGCTACGCCCCCGAACCTGAGCCGGAAGATAACGCTGACACGGCCTCGGATAGCGATGCCATCCCCCAGCCGTCGTCTGATCCTCAGCCCGGTGCCTCCGAGGCCCCTGCGTCTGACGATGCTGGCGTTCCTCACCCCACAAGTTCGTTTATCCCCCAGCCGCAGGCAGCCTCGGCCTACGCCCCTGCTATTTCAACAGGGCAGCCTGCCACTGAGTCGACGCAGATGCCTGCCCCCGACCCGATGACGCGATTCGAGCCCGAAGCGCGATTCACCTCGTCCTTCCAGTCGTTCGTCAATTCGGCGCCGACTATGCCCGGGCCGAGCGCCGCCCAGCACCCCCCGGCACCGCGCGCCACAAGCGCGGCGCGGCGCCACGCCACA